GGCTTAATACTCTTGGAGGGGTCCCCACCGCGCGCGGTGGCCGTTCGCTAAGACACTCAGCCGTTCTCGATATCGAGCGCAAGGCGCCAGAACTCGAGAGTGAGTGAATCGCCGTAAAAGCCAGGAGCATCCATGCGTGAAATTACATCGCGCATGTGCTTCAAATGCTCACTGGTCACCCCGTACATTGTACAAATAAAGTCGTCAGATTCGGCACACAAATTCTCCGGATGAGCTTCAGCATATTTAAGGCGTGAGGCTTTCAAAGCCGCTTTAAACTCACGCCCATGTGCGCCTATAGTGATACGTAAAATTTGTTGAATATAATCTTTCAATAACGGAATATGATTTGTTTGTGCTAATAAACCCAAAGCAACCCCCCGCATATGTGATTTACGAGCTTTCCAATTGCGGGGTAACCGTGTATGCGTCCACCCTAATTTGGCCAAACACTTACCAATTGTTGGCCCAGGCATATACCCACCACCTTGTATAGGATAAAAGGCCATAGAACAAAACCGCGCTTTTGAAACATCCCCAACACGCTTAGGCTTGATAACCATACCAAGCCGAGCCGCCCACTCCACTAGTCCTTTCTCAAGACCAGGGCGTACAAAACCGATGTTATCGTCGCCACGAACACAGATATTAAAATCCACGCCAGGGACACCCCCATTAAAGAGGAAAACAAAGGTATGTAGGGCAGCATTAATAAGAGAATTGGTAAGAGTAGTGTTGGGAACACCAGATTTAAGAAAAGAACGGCACTTGACGCACAGGCCTCCACGGGTAAAAACCAACTGGTCGTGCAACTGACTATTGAGAATATCGATAACACGACCGTGATAACCAAACGCTTTATACACGTCGACCAAAAGTTGCAGTGACTCCGCGGACTGTCCCATGTCCATAAGAGTGAAATCGCTCTCAAATAACCACGTTGGGCCATAGTTCGATAAATGGCGAGAAAACCAAGCACCCACGGCATTTGCTGTTTGCCCACATTCAAAGAAGACAAAGTGGTCTGAGTCCCATTGCGCGTGGAACTCATTCGTGACGCTGACCGTAGCGGGTCCAAGAGCCACCTTAACAACAGGGCTACAATTGTTGATAAGCCTCGGTTTAACTTCTTTGATATTTTCCGACGCACAGCTTGACCATAACCAGTTCTTAATTTCGAGCTTAGTAAAAGACTGGCCACGGTAGCCATCATGATAAGTGACACCCACAGCATCCAGTTTTTGAGCGGCATGCTCCAAGGCTGCCAGCTGACCACCGGAATAGCGTTTAAGCCACTCTGCGCGGGAAAGTTTGGGAATTGAGTGGAAATCGAGAAATTGTTGGCCACCGGGCAAGACATTGAGCCGGCCTGCACTGAGACCTGCAAGGCCTGAGCAGCGGACACCATCAGGGAAGAGCACTGCATACAAAGCTGCCCAAGCCACAGGATCGGGCTTAGGAACGGTTCTAAGCAGCCTAGTACGTACTGCACTAATAGTGTCACTTGCATCAGCCATATGAACACAAGGCCCTTGGAAAGTGACCAACACAGGAATAGCACCGCGTCCGTCGTGTATGCTAGGAACAAGATCACGGCCGGTCCCAGCGTCACCGCAAATAGTATCACCAGGGTTAATATCAGGGTACGGGCCCAGGTAGGCCACTGTCGGTAAGGCGTCACCCAGACCCAACGGAGAAAATCCCTAACAGACGGCACCACAGGCAAGTGATTGGTGACGGCGTCTACACAGTGGTGAAAATCTACTGCATCTGGCACAGGATGCCCACCTGGCCACAGCGAACGCATCTTAATGGTGAGATACTGTTTAACAACAGTTAGGGGTGAAACAACGAAATCAGGACGATTGTATTCGATGGCCAGATCTTGAGCAAAACCGGCACCGGGTACTTGACCAACAATTCGTCCATGTGCATTAGTGACCTGAGAACTTTGCAAAGTCCCAGCCAGATCTTGCAATGCCTGTTCACGCCCCTCATTTGCTGCAGTCGCCACGCATGTTCTTCCTAACACGCTCAGCAAATCAACACCCTCACCACCCTCTTCAACTTTAAATTTCGCCTTCTTAATAGCATTAAGAGCAGACACGAAGCTAACATTAATAATTTCAATATTTTCTTCGTTACGCACATAACACGGTCTGACCATAGCTGCGACTTCCAACACAACACGTCGCCAGGCCTTAGTAACACTGTCACACTCCTTAGTCTTATCGACAATGGGAGCAGCAGCGGCAGTTCGGGCGGGCAACGGTTTAACACTTGTCCTAGGAGCAGCAGATTGCCTACGCTGTCCAGCAGCCCGACGTTGCTGTGCCAGGGGCTGCATCTCAGGGTGTTGATGCAAGAACTGATCAACACGAAGAGTCTTGGCAGTGTATGCTTTGTGTTGTAAGTCCACGTAAGCCTTAGGTGCGACGCGGTAGGCCTTCAATGCCAATTGCTCTTCATCCAACAATGCATTGAGACAATCGGTGTGCTCCAGGAACAAAGAGTCTTGGGTTTGCACAGACACTTTCCTTAAAAGCGGCTTCGACTTGAAGTCGCTTACCATTGGAGCACTCGACGATGAACTCTGAGATGTGGTGAAAGATCCCAAACAGCCATGGGATGGCGGGCCTGGCTTAAGTGCTTCGCCGACACGAACACCTTCAAGGTGAGAGTGGTTATTGGGTTGCAAGAACTCCACAATAATATCACACAACTCAACAGGGAGGTGTAGGTCAGCTGAAAAGTCGATGACGAGGCGAAGAAGAGAAACGCGACGATAATGATAAGTCTCTGTAACAGTCAAACCAGTGATGGCGGGAAATTGCGGCACTCCCACCTCCACAGTTCTCGTGCCACAGGGTCGTTGATCAAGATCGAAGCGGTAAGTAATAACATCGTCGCAAACTAGCAATTGCCACCGAGCAGCGGTCAAATGCATGCGACGAGCAAGCTGAAAAGCCACAGCATCAACCTGAGCACCAGAAAGAGGGTACATGTCAGGTGGAGTGACTTGGAGAGGCAGCGCAGTAACAGAAAGCGGCGAGAGCTCAGTAACACGTGCAGGTTCGAAGGGAACTGCAAAGGGTGACATGAGCCCTGAATTTAATGTTGGCGCGTTGCGGGCAGCAAGGGGAAAGGAAAAGTGCCCAGCAGAAGTCAGCTGTTCTTGACCAGCTGACGACTGCCAGGTTTGAATGGGCGCCACTGGGGTTTGTGGCGTTACCATCTGAGTTAGTTTTTCGGCAACGGGTTGCGGCCTGTCACCAGGTCGCGGTTGTTAGCCACTTCGTCTGCCTGAGCAACGTAGAGCTGCACAGGCAGACGGATAAAAGAACAGCGAAAGAGCCATGTAGCAAGGCGAGTCGCTCGGTCAACGTCCTACGTGCTACAACCCAGGGAGGCCCAGGAAGCAGCACAGTCGTGGCTGTCAAAGCGAATGAGTCCACGTTTTACACACCCAGGCTCAGCCCTATTTTCCCGAATAGTTAAAGGTGTGAAAACATACCCCTCAAGAAGGGTATACTGATGATGCCAATGCAAAAATGCACTCCCCTATCAAGGCTCAACTCAAAATGCAGGTAGAAGCGGTTGTGGCAAATCCACAAAGTGGCAATCGCGACTGCTAGCATAGAGGAAACCTTATTACGCCTCGAAGGACTCGGGGATCCATAGCAAAGGGTAGGCTCACCACCCTCACGGGCAGTACACATCAGCCTGACTCCTCAGCACGACTACATGTGAGAACTGTA